TCCAAATTTATCGCCCAGTGAAAAAGCAAAGCAGCTCGAAGCTCCGAAGCCCGCTGCTCCTGCCCCCGCTCCCAAGGCGGAGACCAAGCCCGCTCCGAAGCCCGCTGCCCCTGCTCCGAGGCCCTCTACTGGTAACTCCAGCAGCGGTACCATCAATCGCGGTTCACCTGCCCCTGCTCGTACTACCAAGTATAGCTACACGGACAAGTCCGGGAAGCGTACTGACGTAGACTTTCCGGAAGGCACTACGCCAGACCAAGCCGATGCAAAGTTCCTGAAAATGTTTGCCAAGGGAGGCAGCGTCGGCATGAAGCGAGGTGGCATGTCTTCTGGTGGTAAAACCCATGCTCGCGGCGGTGGCATTGAGTCCAAGGGCAAGACCCGTTGCAGGTACTGCTAACATGATACCCTCTCGCGGCATGGGTGCGATCTCCCGGGAAAAGGTTCCCAAAAAGATTATGCGCCGTGATGCTGATGTCCCCGTCAAGTTGTATTGTGGCGGGGGTATGGCAGCGGGGGGGTTGTATGAGAACATCAACCGTAAGCGCAAGCGCATTGCTGCGGGTAGCGGGGAGAAGATGAGGAAGCCCGGTACCCCGGGTGCCCCCACTGCTGCAGCTTTCAAACGGTCTGCTAAAACAGCGAAGAAGTAATGCCCACTCCTACGCAAACCACAACGAACACCAACACGTTCAACCTCGACCTCGTAACGACGGTCGAAGAGGCTTTTGAACGCTGTGGTGCTGAATCCCGTAGCGGCTACGACATGCGTACCGCCAAGCGGTCGCTCAATCTCCTGTTCATGGAGTGGGCGAACCGTGGGATCAACTTGTGGACACTGGACACCGGGCAGATAACGCTGGTTGCTGGTACATCAACTTACACCCTTCCATTAGACACAGTTGACTTGCTAGACCACGTTATCCGCACCGGGTCAGGTTCTAACCAGCTGGATATCAATATCAGCCGGATCTCCTCGTCTACCTATGAGTCCATCCCGAACAAGAACGCTACTGGCCGACCGATTCAGGTTTGGATTCAGCGCTTGTCGGGCGAGACCAATGCAGACCTGACGGTACAGTCCCCCAAGATTACGATCTGGCCTGTACCTGAGACTGGGTCCAGCTATACCTTCCACTACACCCGACTGCGTCGGATGTACGATGTGGGTAATGGGTACAACACTCAGGACGTGCCGTTCCGCTTTCTCCCGGCTATGGTCGCAGGGCTGGCTTACCAGCTCTCGTTCAAGATTCCGGGGGCCATGGAGCGTATGCCTGTCCTGAAGCAGGTTTACGACGAGGCATTTCAGCTAGCTGCGGATGAGGATCGGGAGAAGGCTCCTGTGCGTTTTGTGCCACGGCAGTCCTTCTTGAGGTAATCTGATGGCCAGTCGGTTTGCATCTGGCAAATTTGCGATTGCGGAGTGTGATCGATGTGGGTTCCGGTACAAACTGACGGAGCTGAAGGTGTTGGTCATCAAGACCAAAAACACCAACATCAAGGTTTGCCAGATGTGCTGGGACCCCGACCATCCGCAGTTGCAGCTGGGGATGTACCCGGTCAACGACCCGCAGGCAGTGCGGGACCCGCGCCCGGATACGAGCTACTACACCCCAACGGGTGCGAGTGGCGGTGATGGTGGTAGCCGTGTTACGCAATGGGGTTGGAACCCCGTAGGGTTCAACAATACTGAATCCTATGGTCTACAGAATGACCTTGCGGGCATCGGCAGCGTTGGTACGGTTACAGTAACGGTTTAGGAGAGTAGAAATGGCTAAGGGATGTTCTGGTGGCAAGAAGGGCATGAAGGCTGGTGGTCCGACTTCGATGGACCGCAAGAAGATGGGACGTAATATGTCCCGTGCTGCCAATCAGCGCGGAAGCGCAAGGGGTCGGTAATGACTAACAAGTGGAAGGATTTCGACTATTTCGATGCGGGTGACCCGAACCCGATCGGAAAGTACACCCAGCCCAAGCCGAACCCCCGTGCGGGCCGAGGCGGTGGATACCCCGATGACGAGATGAACCTGACGGGTACTAAGTCTCGCGGTCGTTGGATTGAGCCCTATGGCAAGAAGAAGCAGCGTATGGACATGCGCGGCTACGGTGCCGCAGAGCGTGGGCGTCAGTTCTTTGTCGATGACATCGACTACACGCCTATGAAGACCAGCGGTCGGAAGCAGGTCAGCTCGAAGGACTAACCCATGCAGGTCATCTACAGCACGACCTCGACGGCGGCGAACAATCTGTACACGATGGTTCAGGACTACTGTGCTACGACCGAAACGTCGTTTGTGGCGCAGATTCCGAACTTCGTACAGCTTGCGGAAGAGCGGATTTACAACTCCGTTCAGCTTCCTGCTATCCGCAAGAACGTGACTGGTACGATGACCGCAGGGAACAAGTACCTGACCCTGCCGACCGACTGGCTGTCTATATTCTCGGTAGCGGTGATAAACCCTGAGAATACGTTAGGGGCGACGGACCAGAAGTTCCTCATCGACAAGGATGTGAACTTCATCCGGGAGACCTACCCGGACCCGACGTACCAAGGCACTCCGCAGCACTACGCCGATTTCGACTCCACGACCCTGATTCTGGGGCCGACGCCTGACGTTTCGTACGCGGTGGAGCTTCACTACTTCGGCTACCCGACCTCCATCGTGTCCGCTGGTACTTCGTGGCTGGGGAACAACTTCGGGGAGGTCCTGCTGTATGGTGCCGTGCGGGAAGGCTATCTGTACCTGAAGGGTGAAAATGACCTCGCGGATCGGTACAATAAGATGTACGACGAAGGCATGATCCTGCTCAAGCAGCTGGGTGATGGCAAGGATCGTCAGGACGCTTACAGGTCTGGCCAAGTGCGGGTTAAGGTACAATGACCGGAATCACCCAATGCATGACGACCTCTTTCAAGACGGATGTCTTGAGTGGTAACATGAATTTCAGCACAGCTGCTCGGACCATCACTGGGCAGGATGTGTTCAAGATCGCCCTCTACTCCGTTGCGGGTGGGGCGACTCTGGATGCTACGACCACCGCGTACACGACCACCGGAGAAATTTCGGGGACCGGGTACACTGCAGGTGGCAAAACGCTGACTATCAGTCAGACGCCAACGAGTAGTGGTATCCCTACCACGACCGCATACATCAATTTCGCAAATGTTGCTTGGACTAGTGCCGCCTTCAGTGCTGACGGGGCCCTGATCTATAACAGCAGCAACGGTAATAAGTCGGTAGCAGTACTCAATTTCGGTGGCACAAAGACCGTGACGACTGGTACATTTACGGTGGTATTCCCGACCGCAGGGTCGGGGGCAGCGATCGTACAAATCCAGTAAGAGGCTTTATGTCGAACAGTAAGCGTTCCAAAGAAGGCTACTTGATGGTTGACAACCGGGCGGCATACATGCCTGTTCCGGAAGAGATGCTCCGAGCCTCTCATATGCCCGTTGGGGCTGGTAAGGGACTGTTTGAGACATCGACTTATACTTGTTCACATTGTCAGTACATTGTTGTGATGAATCCACAACGTACCCGAGAGCGTGAATATTGCCGTGGATGCGACAGCTATATCTGTGATGGCTGTGGTCTCCTTAAGAAACAGGGTGCCCCCTGCAAGACTTACGCACAGATTGTAGATGAACAAATCAACGCCGCTATTCGCGGTACCTCTTTGATTATTCCGTAAGGAGACATTTTCATGGCTAAGTATTCGACGAGCTGGACTTCGCTCACCATGACGGCTACGGCTGACACCACCACCTTCGGTAACAGCGTGTTCTGCGCCATCGGTAGCAGCAACGCCGCTTCCATGCTGAAGATTTCTGAAGTCTACATCGGTGGTGAATCCGCTTCGACTTCCACCCCGGCGACCATCGTTGTTGCGCGTGACTCGACCAACGGTTCGACCCCGTCTGGTACGGGTGTTCGTACGACCCTGACTGACGCAATGGGTAGTGCCGCTGCCAACGCGCCTATCGGCTTCACTCAGGCGACGACCAATGGACAGCGTTCGGCTACGGCGCATCTGTTGCACCTGTCGTTCAATGCCTACGGCGGCATCGTGCGTTGGGTTGCTTCGCCTGACCAAGCCATTACGGCTGCGACCGCGACTGCTCCGAACAGCGAGATTTCCATCTCGGCAATCACTGCCGCGACGGCTCCTGTGACTTCGGGGCACTTCCTGTACGAGGTCGTCTAAGACGATGCAACGATAGTGGGCTACTTAACGTAGCCCACTTGAGGGCCTATTGTGACCATTAATGCTCGGTTTAATGGTTACATTTCGAGCGGCGCTGGACTAACTGCCGCTGGTACAACCCTCACCGTTTTGTCTGTTACCGATGGCACGATTGCCATTGGGCAGAACGTAAAAGGCGTTGGCGTCAATGCTACTACCCGCATCACAGGGGGTAGTGGTACATCGTGGACGGTTAGCGTATCCCAGTCTGTAGGTGCCACTGCTGGCATCGCAATGACTGGCGAAGTCCCGTTCAGAACGAACGACTTCCCTAATCCGGTACCCAAGAAGCCGCCTTCGCAGCCTTGGGATGATGAGCTTCGTCAGCTAGCCATCAAAGAGCCTACTCGGCAAACTGATTGGCCCAATCCTATACCTCGTAAGCCCCCGTCGTGGATACACACGTTCACGGGGTCTGTTCTTGCGCTCGGCCTGCTCGTATCGTCTAACCCGCCGATCGTACCTGACGATCTTTCAAACCCGGCTGTCCGCAAGGCGAACGTCCAGACTGACCAAGTATCAGTCAACACGCGGCTACTATCTGCTGCTCCTCTGGTGCAGGAGGACTGGCCGAACCCGACTACCCGCAGGTTCCCCCAGCCCGATGTAGTTCAGAACAACCTGTTGAATCAGGTATCTGTTCCTACATTTGCTCAGGATGACTGGCCGACTCCGCCACCCAAGCGGTACGCCCAACCAGATGTAGTCCAGAACAACCTGCTGAACCAGAAGTCGGCATGGCCCTTCCATAACAAGGACTGGCCGAACCCGACCCTCAAGAAGCCTCCGACCCCGACGTGGGACGATGAGCTACGGCAGCTGGTCATCCCAGACCCATTCCAGCAGGATGAGTGGGTCACGCCTCCGCCCAAGCGGTTCCCGCAGCCTGATGTCGTCCAGAACAATACGCTGCTTCAGGCTCCCCCGCCTGTTGCAGGGTTCCCGTTTGGTCAGGAGGATTGGCCCACCCCGCCACCTAAGCGGTACGCTCAGCCTGATGTAGTCCAGAACAACCTGCTGAACCAGAAGTCGGCGTGGACGTTTGGTCAGGAGGACTGGCCGAACCCGACTACCCGCAGGTTCCCACAGCCTGATGTAGTCCAGAACAACCTGCTGAACCAGAAGTCGGCGTGGGCGTTTGGTCCGAAGGACTGGCCGAACCCGACGCTCAAGAAGCCCCCGACCCCGACGTGGGATGACGAGCTACGGCAGCTGGTCATCCCTGACCCGTTCAAGCAGTCTGACTGGCAGAACCCGGTCACCCGCAAGTTCCCGCAGCCCGATGTGGTGGAAAACACCAGCATTGGTCGCTTGCTCTCTGTCCAACCATTTGCTCAGACTGACTGGCCCACGCCTCCACCCAAGCGGTACGCCCAGCCTGATGTCGTACAGAACACTGTACTTCGTCAGGTGGCTCCGCCTCCGCCGTTCTTCCAGTCCGACTGGGTCACGCCCCCAGCGTACAAACATGCTCAGCCTGTTGTCGCCCCGAACACGACGCTCTACCAGATCGCACCGCCTCCCGGTGCTTTCCCGTTCCGCGTACATGACTGGACCAACCCTGCCCTCAAGAAGCCTCCGACCCCGACGTGGGACGACGAGCTTCGCCAGATAGTTGTCCCTGATCCGTTCAAGCAGACTGATTGGCTCACGCCTCCGCCCAAGCGGTTCCCGCAGCCTGATGTCGTCCAGAACAATACGCTGCTTCAGGCTCCCCCACCTGTTGCAGGGTTCCCGTTTGGTCAGGAGGACTGGCCGAACCCGACTACTCGTAGGTTCCCACAGCCTGATGTAGTCCAGAACAACCTGCTGAACCAGAAGTCGGCGTGGACGTTTGGTCCGAAGGACTGGCCGAACCCGACGCTCAAGAAGCCCCCGACCCCGACGTGGGACGATGAGCTCCGGCAGCTGGTTGTCCCTGACCCGTTCAAGCAGTCTGACTGGCAGAACCCGGTCACCCGCATTGCGGCGCGTCAGGAAATCCTTGAGAACACTGCGATTGATAGGCTCCTGTCTATCAAGCCGTTCTCTCAGACGGACTGGCAGAACCCGGTCACCCGCATTGCGGCTCGTCAGGAAATCCTCGGGAACAACACTCTCCTGCAGGCTCCCCCGCCCGTCGCAGGATTCCCGTTCCATCAGACGGACTGGCCGAACCCGACTCTCAAGAAACCCCCGACCCCGACGTGGGAGGACAGCCTACGTCAGTTGAATTTGGCGGCTCCGTTCTTCCAGAGTGACTGGCAGAACCCGGTTACCCGCATTGCTGTACGTCAGGAGATCCTCCAGAACACCGCGATTGCTGGGCTCCTGTCTATCAAGCCGTTCTCTCAGACGGATTGGCAGAACCCCGTCACTCGCATTGCGGCTCGTCAGGAGCTGATAGGGAACAACACCCTTCTTCAGGTCCCGCCCCCGCTCGCAGGGTTCCCGTTCCAGCAGACCAACTGGCCGAACCCCGTACCCAAGAAGGCCCCGTCCCAGTCGATGGAGGACAACCTCCGTCAACTGAACCTGTCGGCTCCGTTCTTCCAGACTGACTGGCCGACTCCGCCACCCAAGCGGTTCGCGCATCCGGAGCAGGTGCCGAATACCCTCCTGCGGTTGGTGGCTCCGCCTGTTGTCGTCCTGCCGTTCAACCAGTACGACTGGCAGAACCCGGTCATCCGTGTCTCGGCTCAGCAGTACCTGATACCGAATACGACGATCCGGCAGGTTTCGCTGAATCCGTTCCGTCAGACCGACTGGCCGAACCCGGTAACCCGTATTGCGGCGCAGCAGTTCGACCTGACCAATCGGATACCGAACGCCATTTCGGTATATGTCACAGGCGTCTCCGGTTTTGGTACAATCGGGCAAGTCACAGTTGAAATTGTCGAGCTTTGGAATCCGGTCGATGACGGTCAGACTCCTGACTGGACGGACATCCCAGACTCGCAGAATCCCAACTGGACCTCGATCAGCGGCTCTCAGAACCCGTCTTGGGCAGATGTCGTTGATTCGCAGACATCCAACTGGGTGTCCGTCGATGTATCCGAGACCACGGCTTGGGCGTCGGTCAGCAATTCGCAGGTATCCGGATGGGTTGCGATTGACGATACTCAGACATCAAACTGGGCCTCTGTCGGCAATTCTCAGAACCCCGGATGGACGGATGTAAACGATACACAGTCCGCAGGCTGGACTTCTGTTGACGAATCTCAGGGGGCTCCGTGGACTCCAGTAGACGACTCCCAAGACCCCGGATGGACATAAAGGTGCTCAATGGCTAGTACATACACTACAAACTTGCAGATTCAGAAAATCGGTACTGGCGACCAAGCTGGTACATGGGGTAATACCACCAACACGAATTTCGATCTGTTTGAACAGGCCATCAGCGGCTATGCCTCTATATCCTGTACTGGTGGTACGGACGCGCTTGGGTCGATGTCGCCCGGTGCTCCTGCCAACGCCCGAAATATGTACCTCCGCCTCTACAATGCTGGTGGTGGTACCTTGGTTGTCCCGACCAACGTCAAGCTCTACTTCATTTACAACAACACTACCGTATCTGCTGGGTCGGTAACGATCCGCCCGGGTACTGGCGCAGTGCCTTCGGGCCCCGGCATCACTGTCCCTGCTGGCAAGCGCATGGTGTTGTTCTGCGACGGCTCTAGCGTCGTCGATGCTATCGACTTCATCTCGCAAACAGCGTTCACCTCGGCCATCACAACGACTGGTATCACCAATACCGGAGTCATCGACACTGACGTTCTCAAGCTGACGCTTGGCTCGTCGGGTACCCCGTTTGCCGTGATGAGCACGGCTACGGTAGCTACTGGGTCTTCCTGCAGCATCTCGGGTACGTCGCTCACGGTTGGCGGTACGGTCACGGGTACGTTCGCTGTCGGGCAGTACATCACGGGTACGGGCGTTGCTGACGGTACGGTCATCACGGCAGGTACGGCTAGCCCCTACACCGTCAATATCAGTCAGGCTGTTACTGGTCCGATAGCCGTCACTGGCACTCCGATGCTGACGTGGATGGACATTGCAACGGCGGCTTGGTACTTCACTGGCCCGCTGACTGCGACCACCCTGACGGTCAACGGCACAACCATCCCTGCCAACGGCATCTATCTGCCGAGCACCAACACGCTTGGCTTTGCTACCAACACGGTACAACGCGCTACGGTGACGGGTAGCGGCGTATGGAACTACGTTGCCCCCACTACGGTGACGACCCAGACTAGCTGCACTATCTCCGGTACAGGACTGACGCTTGGTGCTACCAATACTGCTGTCGCTGCTGGTCAGTTGGTTACGGGTACGGGTGTTGCACAAGGTACCTATATTACTGGTGGTAGTGGTACATCTTGGACGGTCAATATCAGCCAGACTGTGGCTTCTACGACGATGTCGTTCTATGGCCCGTATAGCAATAACAGTACGATTATTACTCAGGGTGCTACCCAGACGGTAAACGGCATTGCTGGTCTGCATTCCCATAGGATCGCTGACGCTACCGGAACCAACTACAACACTGGGTTCCTCGAAGTCCCGCAGACTTCTGTCTCTACGAACTACACTGCTATCTTCTCGGACTCTGGCAAGCACATCTACTACACGGGTGGTAGTGGCGCGACGGCTTCTGGCTCCTCTGGCACTATCAGCACCAATACCATCACGACCTCGGGCACGATTACGGGTACGTTTACTATCGGCCAGCCATTGACTGGTACGGGCGTCGGTACCAACGCGGTCATCACCAACGTGACGGGTACGACTCCCACATTTACGCTGACCATGAGTGTCAATAATTCTGGTGCAGTATCTGGTGCTCTCACTGCAGGCCCGGTCCTGACCATCCCGGCAAACACTGCTGTGCCATACCCGATCGGCACGGTGCTGACGTTCTTCAATGACGCTAGCTCGGCAGTCACGGCGGGTATCGCCATCACCACGGACACCATGGTCTGGGCGGGTACGTCTACGCCGACCACGGGTACTCGCATCCTGCCACGCTATGCGTTTGCTACTGCCACCAAGGTAACCTCTACCCGGTGGTTCATCAGCGGTACGGGGCTCATCTGATGAGTGGGGCGCTTAGTCTGTTGGCGGCTAGTGCAGCAGGCGTTGCCAACCCATCTAGCGGTGGTACGTTCACTGTCATTGTTGGGCTAGGTACTAATGCAACTGGTGGCGGTACTCAAACTAACTGGGCTTATGGCTGGTCTATTGTTGGGTATACGCCGGGTAGTGGTCCAGTATTCAATACCCAGTTCATTGACAACACTCAATGCCCAGTAGGGTCAGCTACGGCTCCCGTGCTTGGTGTAACTGTCCTTGGCATTTATTCTGCTGGTGGGTCATCTGGCAACGCTAGCTACTACGTCATTCTGACTGACGGAGATACTACTGTGACGGCTCCCAACTTCGCCACTACGTTGGTCGTTGATGGTACAACGGTCTCTGGTGGGTCTACCGTGCGGGCTACACCGCAGTACAGATCGGGTAGCCTTATTGGTAGTGGCACTAGTCGCCCGTGTACTCAGTACATGTTTACACTCGCAGCTCCCGCTGCGACTCTCTTTGGCACGACCGGAGGCGCGGTCAAAACTGTGGTGATAGGCTAATGGGCGCAATTCTCAACGTGTTTGCTGGTGCGGCGGCGTTCTCGCCTGTCACCAATACGTTCACCAATACTGTTCCGGGTACGGGCAGTGTTACTGTCCCTGCTGGCGCGACACAGGTTGTTGTGCAGGTGTGGGGTCCGGGTGGCGGCGGTGCTGGCGGTTATACCGTTTCACCCAATGAAAGTCTTGGCGGTAGCGGTGGTGGTGGTGCTTACTCGCGTATCACTCGTTCGCTGAATAATGGTACGGATATCGGTAAGGCGATCAACTATACCCTTGGTACCCGTGGCACCGCTGGTGCTAATAGTGCTACACCCACTGCTGGCGGTAACGGGTCTGCTTCTGGTGCAAGTACTCCAGTCGCTCTTTCTTCTGGTTCGTTCACGCTATCTGTTCCCGGTGGTAGCGGCGGTGTACAAGGTAGCTCTGGCGCGGATGGTACGGGCGGTGCTGGTGGCGGTTTGCCAACAGGTGGTGATGTTAATACGACCAATACTCCCGCAGGTGATGGCGGTTCTGGTCCCGGTACTGCTGGTGCTCCTGTTACAGGTCTTAGCGGTGTCACGGGTGGTACTGGTGGTGTTGGCGGTAAAGGTACTCCTACTACCCAAAATCCAACTATTGGCGGTGACGCCAAAGTCGTTATCTCGTTCACTTAAGGAGCAATCATGTCTATCACTCTTGGTCTTATCGCCCTCGCGGCTTTTGTCTACCTCATCTATCGTGACCTGTCCAAGCCCAACAAGACGGGTACGGGCGGTGGTGGCATCAAGCCTGATGATAACCGCGACCATCCGAACAAGAACTGACCATGATCGGTTCCTTCCTCGCCATGCTCATCTCCGTCACTGATGGAGATACGTTCAAAGCCCGAGTCCCGGTGTGGGATGGGGTGGAGATTGTCACGGCTGTACGCCTCAAGGGTATCGATACCCCTGAGCTGAAGGGGAAGTGCGCGGCTGAGAAGGCCCTTGCATTGAAGGCCAAGGCGCGTTTGGCAGAGCTACTGACGGGTTCGATTGTCATATCCGACATCACCCCGGACAAGTTTGCTGGGCGCGTCGATGCCATTGTTGTCGCCAACGGTCAGGAAGTCGCTGGCATTCTGGTTGCTGATGGACTAGCTAGGCAGTACACGGGCGGGGCCCGTGGGAGTTGGTGTCCGTGATTCCTATCGTCGCTGCATTGCTGGGTAAGGGTCTCAACCTTGTTGCCAACGCCGTAGCGGCGAAGGGCAAGGACTGGGTCGAGAAGAAGCTGGGCGTTGAACTCAAGCCTGATATGACCAGCGAGGACTATGCCAAGCTCAAGATCGCTGAGATGGAGCATGAGGAAGAACTTTTGAAGCTCCAGCTCGAAGACAACAAGCTAGATCTTCAGGAGCTTGACCTACGCCTCAAGGACACCGACAGTGCCCGCAAACGTGAGACGGATATTGCCACTTCGGATAAAGCGCCAATCATCAACAAGATTGTCACTCCGGTGCTGGCACTCTTCATCACGGCTCTCACGTTCATCCTGTTTGGCTTCTTGATGTTTGACAACTCCCCGGTGGAATCCAGCCGCAAGGACATCTTGGTGTACGTCCTTGGCGCTTTGACCGCCATCTCGACGCAGGTCATCTCGTACTACTTCGGTAGTTCGATTGGCAGCAAGGATAAGTCTGCTCAACTGGATAAGGTGCTGAAATGAGCCTAGTAGCAGAGCAGCAGGCGTTCTTGCTAGATATGTGCCGTCTTGTGATGTTCGCCACCAAGAGCGGTTTTGTCGTGACTGGCGGCGAGCTGTTCCGTACTCCGGAGCAGCAAGAGATTTACGTCAAGACTGGCAGGTCGAAAACGCTGAACAGTAACCACTTGAAGCGTTGTGCGGTTGACTTGAATTTCTTCCTTGATGGCAAGCTCGTTTATGACAAGGTTGAGCTGCAGATAGTCGGTGACTATTGGGAAAGCCTGAGCAAGAAGAACTCTTGGGGCGGCAACTGGAACTCCTTCAAGGATCTTCCACACTTTGAGCGACGGGTGTAACCATGCCAGTAACGAAGATCCCGTTCAAACCCGGTGTCAACAAAGAGATAACCTCCTACGCTGTGTCGGGGGGTTTCTACAACTGCGACAAGATCCGGTTCCGTTCAGGCTTCGTTGAGAAGATCGGTGGATGGATCAACTACTCGTACAACAATACCTTCTCTGGCGTTGCGCGTACGATGCTCAGCTGGTCTTCGTACAGCCCTTACGGCTACGTTGTCCTAGCGTTTGGTACCAACCAGAAGTACTACGTCGAGTACGGTAACGTCTACTATGACATCACCCCGCTACGCACGACGGCTGGACCCCTCAGCAATCCGATTGTGACTAATGGCACCAATAGCCTCATCACCATCAATGCGGTTGGGCACGGCGTTTCGGCAGGTACGTTTGTCACTATCACTGGAGCTACGGCGGTAGGTGGCTATACGGTCAGCGGTGAGTACGAGGTCATCACGACCCCGGACGGTGACTCCTTCACTATCAGCTGCTACCCGACTATACCCACGGCTGCTACGGGCGGTGGCGCAAACGTATACATTGCCTACCAGATCAACGCGGGTAACAACGTCGTATCCTCGGCGCTTGGCTGGGGTAACGGCCCTTGGGGTGGCACGTCGGTTGCTAGCTTTACTGGCTATATCTCGGCAGGTTCGGGTTCTTCAGTTGCGGGTAATACGCTTACTGTTACGGCACTTGGTACTGGCACAATCACTGCCACGAACACCATCAGCTGTGCGCAGGTTACTCCGGTAAATTACACCACGGCTCTTTCTGGTACTACTATCACTGCTGGTGGTGGTCTATCGTGGACTGTTAGTGGTTCGGCAGTATTGGTTGGCACTCCTGCTGCTCCTGTGGCTATGACTACCAACGCTGGTACTGGCGGTTGGGGGCAGAGTGGTGGTACCAGCACCATCACTCAGGCGCTGCGGCTTTGGTCTCAGTGCAACTTCAATCAGGACCTCGTCTTCTCGACGGTGCAGGGCTCAATCTACTACTGGGTGTTTGACCCTACCTTCTCCTCTCGCGGTGTCCTCCTCAGTGCCTACACGGCTACTCAGGTCAAGGGTAGAGCAGTCGTAACAACTGGCGGTACTGGCGTTACCAGCATTGTGGTGGACAACAACTACTACATCACGCAAGGCGCTACGGTAACTATCTCGTCTGGCTCCGGTGGCTCGTCTATCCCGACTGGTACGAAGGTCACCACGGCGTACAACAATGGCTTCACGGTCACGTTGAGCGCTGGCGTCACCCTCTCGGCGGGCGACGTACTGAACTTCAGCTACTCTGGAGACGCGGTCCCGACCCAGACCAACCGCATCATCTCGGCCAGCACCTACCAGTTCACCATTGCACTGGGGGCAAACTCTTACGACCCGACGTTGCTGACGGCCTCGGCCTTCAATCCCATGCTGGTGAGGTGGACTGATCAGTCCAACCTGTATGAGTGGGTCCCGCAGCAGCAAAATCAGGCTGGCGAGCAGCTCTTGTCGAACGGCTCGTACCTCGTCACGGCGGTTAATACCCGTCAGGAAATCGTGGTGTGGTCGGACTCCGCCATGTACTCGATGCAGTACGTCGGCGCTCCGTATGTCTTCAGCTTCAACCTGCTGCAGGACAACATCTCGATCATCTCTCCGAACGCTGCCATCTCGACCAACAACGCTACCTACTTCATGGGCGTTGACCGATTCTACGTTTACGACGGTAGCGTGAAGAGCCTCCCCTGCACCCTGCGGCGCTTTGTCTACAGCAATCTCAACAAGAGCCAGCTGAATCAAATTATTGCCGGGTACAACGAAGGCTTCAACGAGATCTGGTGGTTCTACCCATCTGCTACTAGTCAGGTCAACGACAGCTACATCATCTACAACTACTTGGATGACCTGTGGTACTACGGGACTATCAACCGTACGGCTTGGAATGGTACTCCGCTGGAAACCTATCCCCTGTCCATGTTCAGTCTTCAGAAGACCTACATCAGTCAGACTATTACGGATACGAGCCCCAGCATCACGGTCATCAACGGTAACTCGTACCCTTCTACGGGCACGATCACTATCGACTCGGAACAGATCATTTACACGGTAGGACCGAACGACCAGAACAACAACACGTTCTCTGGTCTGACTCGCGGTGCCAACGGCACAACCGCCGCCTCGCATAGCATCTATGCCCCGGTTAGCTACCTCGTACCGAATCAGGTTCTGTTCCATGAGTATGGACTGGATGACGCAAGTATCTCGCTTACGTCACCTCTCCCCATCAGTGCCTATATTGAGACAGCTGACATGGCTATCGCGGACGGGCACAACTTCTCGTATGTCTGGCGTGTCCTACCTGACCTGACGTTCACCAACTCGACGGCTACGAACCCCTCGGTTACGCTGACCATCGAGCCCCGGCAGAACTCTGGTACGGCCTACGCCATCGGTGTGGATACCATGACGGTGACAAACACTGCCCTGCCAGCTGCTCCGACGTACACCTACCCTGTCGAGCAGTACACTGGTGAGGTCTTTACCCGGGTCCGTGGACGCCAGATGGCCATGCGGATCGAGTCCACCGGGTTGGGCGTCCAGTGGCAGATGGGTGCCATGCGGTTCGACATTTCCCCTGACGGGAGACGCTGATGGCTGACATTGCCACAACCAAGGGCCCGAACCTTCCGCAGCCGTCTTCAACCTACACGCTGGACTACAACCAGCAGTTGAGCAACGTGCTGCGTCTGTACTTCACCTCGATCGACAACGCTACCCAGCAGTTGATCGATACAGCCAATAGCTCTCAGGTGCAGAGCTGGCTTGATGCAGGTTGCTACTGATGGCCAATTTCCAGAACATCGTCGGCAAGCGGCTTGGGCAGGCGGAAATCACCACCTCCTTCAAGACCGTCTACACGGCTCCGGTGGACGCCCGTGCGTACATCAAGGACATCGACATCTGCAATACGACAGGTAGTGCCATCACGGTCTGCATCTGTCTGGTGCCGTATACCTCCACCAACACGGTTGGTACGGCAGGAACTGCGAATGCCCTGATGTACAACGCAAGCATCCCGGCCAACAGCACGGTGCAGTGGACTGGCTCCCAGATCATCAATGGCCCTGTGGCTGGCACGAACGCTGGTGACACGGTTCAGGTCAAGGCCAGCGCTACTGGCTGCACTGTCACCATCTCAGGCGGAGAAGCGGTATGACGATTACGGTATTCCCGCCTATCAGTTCTTCGTCTTCCAACGCCAGCTACGTCCAGTTTGGTGGGAATACGGTTGACTCGTTCGGTCGCCTGCGCGTATCGAACCCATACACGCTCTACGACAGTCAGGCTCGGTTTGCAGCGGACAGCACCTTCAGCTACGCCACTGCCACAGGTGGTACGACCTCCTACAACACGAACAAAAGCTCCGTGAACCTCAACGTCACGACGACTTCTGGTTCTACTGTGGTGGCGCAGACGTATAGGGTTTTCCCCTATCAACCGGGCAAGAGTCTGCTCACTCTGCAGACCTTCTCCATGAACACGGCCCTGACCAACCTGACTCAGCGCGTTGGCTACTATAGCGCCTATAACGGTGTTTATCTGGAGCAGGCGGGCAGTCAGGTTTCGTTCGTCGTGCGGTCCTACACCAGCGGCACGGTGGACAACAGCCGCTTCGTCGTGCAGTCCAGTTGGAATGTGGACAAGTTTGATGGGACCGGGCCGAGTGGTGTGACGCTGGACCTGACCAAGACCCAGATTCTGTTCCTCAACTTCGAGTGGCTGGGCGTCGGCAACATCATCTGCGGGTTCGTCATCAATGGCGTGTTCCGCACCGCCCACATCTTCCAGAACGCCAACATAGGTACATCCGTCTATATGCAGACGGCTATCCTCCCCCTGCGGTATGAAATCCTCACCACGGGCACGACCTCTGGCGCTGCGGTCCTGCAACAGATCTGTTCTACGGTCATGTCCGAGGGTGGGTACGAGCAGACCTCCCAGCCGTTCGTGGCGCGTAACCCGAACCAAGTGTCCTTCAGCTCGGCCAATACGTTCTACCCGATCGCTTCAATTCGCGTGAATTCGGGGTATTACGGCGCAATTGTGTTGCCAGCACTCATCACATTCCTGCCTACCAGCAACGCCAACTTCGAGATTGTGGCGGTCAAGAATGCCTCCCTGACGGGCGCGACGTGGGCTTCTACGCTCTGCAATGGGCAGATTGACGTGGATACGGCAGCTACGGCCTTCGGTACCCAGCCCTCGGGTGACAGCATCACTCAGGTCGCCTACGCCACTGGAACCAATCAGGGCTCGTCGAGCGCCATCGTCCCGACCGGATACAACTGGGAACTGCAGCTGGGTTATACCGCCTCTTTGACGGGTAATGGGTTCGCATCCAGCGACACTTACACGATCGGCGCAAGGTCCATGACTGCTACAAATACGGGTTACGGGGCTATTACGTTCTACAACCTGACTGTATGATACCCTTCAAGAAAATGACGGAGGCGTAACGCCACTATGCACAAACTACACCACACTGCTCATGGCTTGGCCTCGCTTGGTCGTCACGGCGATTCGATGCTTGTGCATATGTCTCCGGGCGAAGTTGCTAGCCTCCAGAAGATGGCTGAGTTGAAGGGTGGGTCGCTGACCATCAACCCGCACACCGGGCTCCCCGAAGCAGGCTTCCTGAAAGACTTCCTGCCGATGATCGCTGGTGGTTTGGCTACCATTTTCACGGGTGGTGCGGCGCTTCCAGCGTGGCAGGCCATGATGATTCAGGCTGGTGCTGGCATGGCGGCTGGCGCTGCAACGGGTAAGAGGGGTCTCGGGCTCCTTGCTAGTGGCCTTGGTGGTATTGGTGGTGGTGGCCTTGCCAATGCATTTAGCGGGCTCGGTAGTGGTGCAGCTAGTGGTCTAACTAATGCAGCTACCGCCAATGCAGCTAGTGCTCCCGGTATGACAGCACTCACAGCTGCTCCTACTAGTGCTGCTGGAGGTATTGAAGGTGCGCTAGCTACGGACCTTACGGCTCCTTTGGCAACGAGTACGGGTGCTGGTGCGCTAGGTACTACTGGTCAGATGGCCAACGCTTTCAGTAATATGGTAGCTGATGCAGGAATCGGTGCAGCAGCCCCCGCTGCGTCTACTGCACTGGGTGCTAGTACGGCTTATTCTCCGGTTGCCCTTGCTAATTCTGTCACCCCCACCTTTACTGGTGTAGGTAACGGCGTTGCCAAGGTACTTACGGGTGCCCCTGAAGCTTCTGGGTTCTTGGCCGCAAATAAGGTCCCGCTGCTGATGTCTGCAGCACCTATGCTCGCAGCGGAAGATACTGCCCCCGGTGCACCGCTCGTCAAGCCGACGCCGCACTACAACACGACGTTCAATCGTCGTATCAATCCGAACTACGGCAAGCCGGGTGAGTCGATGTACCTCGACAGCTACGGCCCGGGTACTTGGTCGAAGGATTACCTGTATGGGTCGAACCTCATGCCGTCACTTGGCAAGGGGCAGCTTGCCTCTGACAGCACACTTGGTTCGTTCGACAATCCGTTTGGTGGCTCTGCCCCGATCGGTATGAAGGCAGGCGGTCAGGTTAACTTCGATGCTGGCGGTGCCACAGGTGGTACGGGTAGTGGGCTGGCTGACATGAACAACTACTACCGTAACCTGATGGTCCCCAAACCCCCAGCTCCGACTAGCGGCGGGGCTGACCACAGCGCGTACCTATCTTCTCTGGCAGCGACCCCTTTCAATCCCAACTTCATGCCTGCACAGACTTCGGCTGATATGGCTCCTACCGTTCCGGTTGTTGGTAATCCTGATGGCGGCGGTGGTAGCGGGTTCCATCCGTTCGGGAATGATTATTCGTACTCCTATGACCCAGCTACGCAGTCTTTCGGTGGTGGTATGAGCCCCGATTTCATGCGTCAGGTAGCCAATTTCCGTTTTGCCAAGGGTGGTCTGGCTGACCTTGGTGGCAGCTATGCTGCTAGTGGCAAGCTCCTGCGGGGTGGTGGCGATGGAATGTCCGACTCGATTCCGGCTGTTATTCGAGGCAAGAAGCCACAACGCGCTGCACTTGCGGATGGCGAATTTGTGGTTCCTGCGGATGTCGTCTCACATCTCGGAAACGGTTCGACGGAAGCGGGTGGGCGTAGGCTCTACGCGATGATGGACCGGGTACGCAAGGCGCGTACTGGCCGCAAGAAGCAAGCTCCGGCAGTGAAGGCGCACAAGTTCCTCCCTGCATGAATTATGTGTTCTCGATCATCCCTCACGGGTTGATCTATAGGTTCATCCCAGCCCTTGCCCATCACTTCGAGCGGTCGGAGTACTGGAGCAAGGGGCGCTCAAGCGTTGATGATATCGTCAAGTTTATCTACACCGGGCAGATGCAGTTGTGGGTAATCTTTGACGAGGAAGAGAAACCAATCGGGTATGTGGTCACCGAGATCAAGCAATACCCGCAAAGCAAAATGCTGGTATGGCAATACGGGGCCGGAGACTACGGTGTCCTTGAAGCTACGAACGATCTGGTCTTCGAGACCATTGAACGCTTCGCCAAGGACACTGGATGCAATGGTCTGGAGGTATTCGGTAGGCCGGGATGGAAGCGCGAGGCCAAACGGTTCGGCTTCAATTCTCAAACGGTCATGTACGAAAAGTTTTTCGACTGAGGTGAAACATGGGTAGCGGCGGCGGTAGCGGACAACAGAATTCGACCTCGCAGGTCTATAACTCGAACATCCCTGAATATTTGCAGGGACCAGTACAGCGAATGGTCGGCATGGGCGAAGCGCTCACCGACATCAACAAGAACCCGTACCGACCATTTCAGGGTCAGGGTGTAGGCGGTACCCAGATTGCAGGGTTCAGTCCCCTGCAAATGCAGGCGCTTGGCAACCTCGGGAATATGCAGCCCTCTGCATACACTGACCAAGCGGCGGGCCTTGCTGGCATGGCAGGCACCAACCAGTTCACCGGGGAGAACGTGAATCAGTTCATGTCCCCCTACATTGAAGGTGTAGTCAACCGTCAGACTCAGGGCGCTATCCGTGATTACGGTCGCCAGCTGCCGGGTTTGGCCAGTGCTGCACAGAAGTACGGTGCCCTCGGCGGCTCTCGTCAGGCTCTTGCTCAGGCTGAAGCTCAGCGCGGTCTCTACGACAAGATGGCTGACATCGAGGCTAGCGGATATCAGAACGCTTTCCAGAATGCTCAGCAGCAGTTCAACACGACCAACCAGAACATGCTAGCCGCCGCGCAGCAGCTTGGTGGTATGGGCAATCAGGACTACGCCCAGCGGATGGGTATCAATCAGGCTCAGATGGCTGGTGGTGCGCAAGAGCAAGGGCTCATGCAGAACGTCTACAACCAGCAGTATCAGAACTACCAGAACAACATCAACTACCCGTACGCGCAGCTCTCGTACTTGTCTGGGCTCATCCGTGGCACGTCCCCTGCTTCGCTCGGTTCGTCGTATCAGTACCAGCAGTATCAGGCTCCCATCAGCAATTCTAACCTGCTGGTTGGTGCAGGCTTGAGCGCTGCGGGTCTCGGGTCGCTCGGTAACCAAGTCGCGGGCAGGGGCTAATCATGGATAACATCACCCCAAACGACATCACGGGTATTGCTGCCCTAGACCCTCGCTATGCCATGAAGGCTAAAGAGATCGAGGGTATGCCGCTCGACAAGCAGGTCGATGCGCTGCTCTCTGCAGGTCTGGATGCTCGTACTGCCTCGCTCATCCTGAAGGCCAAGCTCCTCAAGGATGCTGCGGCTAGTGGCAACAATAGCCCTGTCAGCCAGCAGACGGTCGCAGAAGAAGTGGACCGTGCCATCCAGAGCAGTGCAGCTAACCATGCCCGCAGGCCAGAAGGTCTGACCAGCCTGCCCATGCCAGACAATATGTTCCAGAGCCTGCCTGAACCGTCGATGGGTGGTGGCACTGGGGAGCAAGCTCCGCAGGGTGAAGGTGCGCCTCCCGCTCCGCAGGGCTTTGCTCGCGGTGGCATCGTAGCCTTCGCTGGTGAGGGTCCAAGCCTTGTAAAGAAGCGCGCTAGTGACCAGCCGCTGAGCTTCTCTGAGCTTCTGGCTCAAGGCTATGACTTGAATCAGCCAGATGCTCCTTACCAAAACATGATGGCTCAGGCTGCTAAGGAACAGGAGGCTGAGCAGGCAGACCCTGCTCGCGTAGCGGCACTCTATGATGAGGTCCGCAAGACTCCGTCTCAGTTTGACCCGAGGATGATCATGGCCTCCGGGGTTGGTCGCGTGGACACAACTAGGGAGATGGCCCCCGTTCTCGCAGACCGGAAAGCTGCTGCGGCGGTTTTGGCGGGAATGCCCGTACCCGAACGGAAGACGATATTCAATGAGATCAAAGGTGAGGCGCAAGAGCTTGGCTTGAACCGCGCTGAGACCAAGGGTCTTGCAGACCTCATCAAGCAACGTGCTGACCTTGATGCTTGGAATGCCAAGCAAAAGGGCTATGGCCTGCTCAGCGCTGGCGCTGACGTTCTCCGGTTTGGTAGCGACTACCGTCTGGGTGGCGGAGCGCATCAAGCGTTGGCTGCGGCTATCGTCGGTATGGGTGGCTACGGTCGCTACATGCACGATGCCCAGAAAGAGTACATGGGGGCCAAGCGGGACCTCGACAAAGCCAACTATGACCTTGAGTCGGCTATCGACAAGAACAATCAGGGACTCATCACGCTTACCGACAACCGCTTCAAGGACCTGTACACGATCCGGAATCAGGCGCAGCAGCGTGTGGATGAGCTTGACCGCTCTATCGCATCTGAGGCGGCGGCGACTGTTCGAGCCAATGCAACTTCCCAGCTGGGTCGCTTGCAGGCAGCGGCTATGACCAACCCGGGTCTGCAGTACGTTGCACCTCTGGAAGCCCTTGAGCGTCGTCGTATGGCAGCGAACCAGATCAAGGATCCGGCTGAACGCGCTCGCGAGCTGGCGGCTATCTCTGATGTCGAGCAGACCCTCCGTCAGCAGCAGCAGGCCGCTATCGGTAGCACGACTTCTGGGTTCAACACGCTGTCCAAGATTGAGGCTGACCGGGCCAAGGCGCGGCTCCAGAGCATCACCCGTCTGTCCATTGCTCAGATGGATGTCAGGGGCCTTACCAAGCTCCGACAGGACCTCGCCATGATTCCGGATGACCCGAACAATCCGGTGCTCCACGCGCTCTGGCTGGAGCGGTACCGTGCGGTCAAGGAGGCCGAAACGGCTAAGGATCTGGCAGCTGACCAAGTTCTGGATGAAATAGCACAGCGGTATGGGGCTGCTCCCACTGCCCCCACTGCCGCTGCCCCGGGAGGGGCTCCTCCGACTAGTACTCCACACGAAGACATGTCACCATCTGCGGCAGGAAACTCCAACGTCACCGTCCAAAATTGGTAAGAACCCATGTCGCGTA